TAAAAGGAAAGAAGGTTATATTTATATCAACACCAAAGGGCAAGAATCATTTCCATAGATTATGCATGCAGCCTAACTATGATGATAGATATGCTTACTTTCATTTCTCATCCTATGACAATCCTATGATTGACCCAAGAGAATTGGATGAAAGGAAGAGGTCACTACCTGACCATGTATTCAGACAGGAGTACTTAGCTGAGTTCATTGACAATGCCAGTGGTATCTTCAAGAATGTTCATGAGTGCATTGGCACAGGATCCAAGACTCAGAAGATGTTCGCTGGTCTTGACATTGGTCGAGCTGATGACTACACTGTGCTCACTATCATCAACCAAGATGGACAGATGGTCACAGCTCACAGATGGAGGCATGATGAATGGACCAGGATCATTGACAAGGTTGCTGAGTTGATTAAGCAATACAATGCTGTGACATTGGTTGAGGTCAATAATCAAGGTGATGTGTTCTTTGAGATGCTCCAGTCAAGATGTCGGAACTTGATACATCCATTTGTGACAAGCTCCAAAACAAAGCCAATCATCATTGAGGACTTGGCTGTTGCATTTGAGCAGAAAGCTATCTCAATTATCAATGAGCAATGGTTGTTGGATGAGCTTGATAATTTTTCCTATATTTACAATCCGAATACCAGGAACGTGAGTTATTCTGCACCAGCTGGATTGCATGATGATGGAGTCATCTCAACTGCATTGGCTTGGAACAGCAGAAAGGAATTCACGAATAAAGGAAGATACATGGCTTTGAGAGTATGAAACAACTTGACATAAAACTACCAACAACCATCAGTGCATGCACACCAGACCAGATGACCAGATGGCTCATGATGGCTGAGGCAATGAAGGCACATAAGGAGGATGACATCACACAGCTGTTAATCTTCCAATGTCAGTTGCTCAGTCTATTCAGTGGGGAGTCAATCAACAAGATAAAGAGAGCAGATATACAATCCATCCAAGTGGCAGCCAATCACATGCTGCAACTATTGGTGACCTATAAGTATCAAGAGCCAAAGCCAGAGATTAGTATCAATGGCAAGACATATTGCCTTGAGAAAAACTTTGCTCATGTCTCAACTGGTCAAATCATTGACCTGAAGCTTATTGAGGACATCAGCCAGGATCCATGTCAAGCATTGGCAATCATGTATGTTGAGAAAGGGATGGAGTATTGCCAAGAGGATGACAGAGGAAGAGTGCTCAATGATAATGACAACAGATACAAGGAATTCAAGGAACATTTTCCTGGAGATGAGTTCTTAAATTTCTTCAGTTTTTTTTTGGACTTATCTCACAAGCGGAAGCTCGCTATATTAGGGATTCAGATGGCGAGACAGAGGATGGAAATGATGATGATGGAACAGGACTTAAAGATTCAGAGTGGTTTAGTTGGACAACTATCTTACATAGATTATCCAAAGAAATGGGAGTCAGTGTGGCGAAAATTACACAACAGCCTTATGTGACAACATTGTTCTGGATGAACTATTTTAGGATAGTGGATGAGAACGAACAAAAACGCATATTAAGCAATGGCAGAGTTTGATTTTCTTGATGACTTTGGGATATCAGCTCAAGATGCTGAGCAACCAAAGAATGCTTATGACAGATTCATCATTGAGCTATCCAACAAGCTTGCTGAGGAGTTCAGAGATTACACCAAGAAGGTTGCCAGTAATACAGGAGCATTGGCAGCGTCAATCATTCCTGTTCCAACTGGACAGCTGTCATTCAGATTAGAGGCTGATGATTACTATCCATTTGTTGATGAAGGGGTTAATGCTGTTGGGACCAACAACTATGGGAGTCAATTCTCATTCAACTATCCTGGAGTATCTCACAACATGGCAACAGCCATAAGTCAGTGGAAGGGATTGGACATGAGTCATGCCTATGCTGTGGCATCCAACATTAAGCAACGAGGATTGCAGCCAAAGAGAATCACAGAGAATGTCATCAATGATAGTGTTCTGGAGAGGATAGGCAGAGACTTGGCAGAGCTCACTGGTTTATTATTTGAAATAAATTTTACAAGAAATGGCAATAACACTATATGATGAGCCACAACCGATTGCATCAGCTGGCAATCCATTGGTTTTCACTTTCAGCAGTGATGAGACTGCACAACCAAATTTCAGCTTTATTGTTGAGGTTTATATCAACGGAAATTTGAGATTGACTCAAGAGGTTTATCGGCAATTCAATACTCTTGGAAGGATAGATGTATCTGAAGCTGTTCAGAGTACATTGTCAAGTCCATTGATTGTGGATGGCTCATTGTTGACTTTCTATGATTCAGCCATCAATGACTATTACATTATTGTTTATGAGAAGTATGGCTCACCAAATCCACAGCTTTATGATAGTGAGACAAGCTCAACCAGATATGCTATCAATGCAGCATTAAGACATCAGGACTTTATTAATTGGGATTGGTTAGATCATGCAGTATCATCCAACAATCCGAATTCTGGGAGTGGAGTCACATGGTTGACTGACTGGCCAAGAGATAGAAAGCTATATGTTGGAAATGATGAGAGGTTGTTTATGGGTATCTTAAATGGAGATCCTGGATTCTTTCAAGTTAGATTCAGATTGTATGATATAAACAACTCACTTATAGTCACACACACAGAGGCATTCTCAGCCAATCAATTCCCAGTTGTTGATGCATCTCCTCAGACAATCATTGCCAACACAGCTATCACACAAGCTAACTTTGATGATTGCTATTATTATGAATTGACTCCCAGAGGCACACAATCTGGAGGAAGTTATTCTGGAGGAGGTGAGCCATTCAATGTTTATATGGACAGAGAGTGCAAGAGATATGAGACAAGGAGATTGCATTGGTTGAATAAGTATGGTGTTTGGGATGCATTCACATTCTCATTGGTTTCAACAGATTCATCCACAGTACAATCCTATGGATATCAGAGAGAGAAAGGAGTCTGGGATGATACAAGCTACACATATCCACTTTATCAAGGTGAGAAGGTTGACTTTGCCAAGACATCAGCAGATCAGTTGGTCTTGAATTCTGACTGGATTTATGAATCTGTTCAACAATGGCTGGTAAGGAGCTTGATGGAATCACCATCAGTTTATCTTGAGGTTGAGGATGGGACAGCATTCGAGCCAGTCAAAGTAACCAACACAAGCTATCAGCTCAAGACAAGGAGGAGAGATGGCTTGATACAGGAGCAGATTACATTGGAAAGAACATACACATATAGATCACAACTTAACTAATGGCTGGAGAATTATTCATTAATGGGAGGCTTGTTGACATCAGTCAAGATGCTCCCTTTCCATTGACATTCAATATCAGTGACATCAAGGACTTGAATGCAAGGAAGGGCAATAAGTCCAAGACCATCACATTGCCAGGAACAAAGAATAACACATCACTGATGCTGAGTGTATACACTTTGAGTGCAACAGATAAGATCAGCAATACAGATAGTGATTTCATTGACTTTGATCCAAGCATCAAGGCAGAATGTCAATACTATCAGAATGGATTGCTTGAGTTCAATGGTGTTGCTCAGTTAATGAACTGCAAGCTCAATGATGGAGTATGGTCCTTTGACATAACTCTTGTAAGTGATACGATTGACTACATCTCAAGACTTACAAAGATTAAGGTCAATGAGCTTGGATATTCAGAGTATGACCATGCATTGACATATGACAACCAACAAGATACATGGGCGGGGATAGTACAATTCAATGGAGCTCCTGTCAGCAACCAAGACTCGCAAGGATGGAAGGGTAAAGGGTATTACTACGGCTTGATTGATTACGGGTTCACGCGTGCTACTCCTTCCACCTTTGCAGTTGAGCAGATTCCTCCTCAGGTATTCTGCTATGATATATTGACAAAAGCTTTCAACTATTGTGGTATCTCATGGAGCAGTAGATTCCTTGAGAGCCAAAGATTCAAGAGGATGCTGATGGCATATCCTGGAGGAGACTTGCCAACCATCACACAAGTTCAGGCTGATAATGATAGTTTGTTTTCAACAGAGAATAACAATGTCGGAGCTGGCACAATCATCAATACCAATGTATCTGGTTATAGTTATGGCAATAGTGCTATATGGTTTTTAAACAGCTTAAACTCTGTGGACATCATGGAGGTTACAGTGACTCAAGACAACTTGAATCAAGCTCAAAGCTCATCACCTTTATTGTTTGTGGCTGCATCCTCTGGATTGTTTAATGTTCATTATTATGGTGATCATGACTTGACTTTCACAGATACTCAATCTGCTTCATTGATGTATGGCAGTTACAGACTTGAGTTGCTTGTGTATAAGAACAACATTCTGATATCATTTGACACAATTTATTCTGGAGCATTGAATGGTCAAGCAACTGGACATACTGAGAGCTTTAATTTTGACTATTCAAGACAGATAAACTTATTGATTAATGATACCTTATCATTTGAAGTCAGATACATTATCTTGACTCCACAATTAATCGGAGGGACTGCTGGACTGAATGGATTGAGGACACAGATTGTGAGCAACACAGCTGAGTTGGATATCTTAAAGCAAGCACAAACATTGACAGCTGGAGGCACAGTATCTCTTGGTGCATTCCTTCCAGACATGACTTGTGATGTGTTCTTCAAAGGACTTGTCACAGCGTTTAACTTATATGTCAAGCCAAGGACATCGGATCCAACCATTCTTGAGATAGAGCCATTGAGTGATTTTTACAATGCCAGTGGTGATGCAATTGATTGGACTTATAAGATTGACAGAAGTAAAGAGATACAGATTGAGCCAACGATCAATTTCAGTGCTAAGAATTATAAGTTTAATTTTGAGACAGATGATGACTATTGGAATGGTCGTTATTTTGATGATGTTCAGGAACAATATGGATCATTTATTGTGGAGAGTCAAAGTCAATTTGCAACCAATGAAACCAATTTCAAGCTGCCATTCAGCCAGAAGGTATTGTCAACCATTCCAGATACATCACCATCAACATTCACTGACTTAACTGTTCCAAGAGCATTCCAGATTAAGTTCAATGAGGATGGCTCAAGCTTGGTTGAAAGAAAGAAAGGAAAGCCATTCCTTGTGCAATTGGGAGGATTGAGGACAGGAGACTGGATTCATGTGGATGAGAATGGAACACCATTCAATGAGACATCATATCCTTATGTTGGTCACTTGGACAACTTGGATTCACCATCCTTTGATTTCAACTTTGGTGTGCCTGACTATGTGTTTTGGTCCACATCAACATATCCAACCAACAACTTGTATCTGTATCATGAGAAGTTCATTAAGGAATTGATTTCAAGATTTGGAAAGAAGGTGACATGCTCAGTGATGCTGAGACCATCAGACATCAATAGTCTTGATTTCAGAAACTTAATTAATATTGATGGTGTTGTGTATAGGTTGCTCAAAGTTAGTGACTATCAGAGTGGCAAGAATACATCAACAGTTGTCGAACTGATTCGCATAATAGAGGGAGAGGGTATTCAGACCACCATAGTTACACCACCATAAAAAACATATAAAATGGCAAATTCACAAAGCGTGCTATCAGCAGCACAAGGTACATTCATAGTTAACGGAACAGATGCAGTGGAATTATTATGTGATGCAATTGTTGCTCTTGAGGATACAATATTTGAATCTATTCAAGTGAGAGGCAATGAGGTGAAAGATACATATATTCAAGACTCATCGACAGCAGTAAAAGCTGGAGCAATCATAAGACCATTGAATGGATTCAAATTCAGTTCAGTTCAATTAACATCTGGATCTGTTATATTAGTAATATGATAAGTGCATTAAATTTTAAAATCGGTGGAGGTGGTGCAGCTCCCACACCAGCTCCTGTTGGAGCAACATTGATGAAAACAGGTCAGACAACATCTTATCGAACTGGTGATGATGGTGACCTTGAGGCTGGTAGAGCTACATCATTCACAACATTAGCAAGTAACAATCCTTTTGGTAATACCAATAGATTTACTGATGAGTTAGGTGGAACTACTTACACCAATAACATTGTCATTGATTGGAGTACTTATGACGGCTCAACTGTCTTAGGTATTTCAAGAGTAGCAATTGCAACTGGTAACACTTGGAATCAAGCTGTTGATAATTCACTTTCATATTCAGTTGCAACTTTCACAAGTGGATGGAGGTTGGCAAATATTAAGGAGATAATGAATCTTATGAACTTTGCTAATGACCAAAATAATATATTGAATTATTCACCTTTCAATTTATCTTCATCGGGAAGAGTATACTGGAGTTCAACTACAAATCTTGCTGCAACAACACAAGCATATGTTTTGAATAATATTGGTGCTATAACTGTAGTAGCAAAGACAACATCAACATCATATACTTATTTCAGAGTAAGAACATTCACCGTAACAGGAACAACACTATCATAATATGGCAACTTATAAATTTCCTCAGTTCAATGTTGAGATCATTAATCCAACAGTGACAGTCACAACAGTTGTTGATGACATAATCAATAAAGTATGTACAGCAAATGTCTTGCTCACAACTGCATCCACAATCTTTGGTGTTGACTTTCCAGGATACACATATACATCTGATTGGTCAGATCAAGATATCATTGATTGGGTTAACAATGTTGAGCTTCCAAAATACGAAGTAAATAACTAATGGCAGAGAAGTCAGTTGTATTCTCACTGAAGGTCAACACTGGTAACAGTGTTCAGGACATCCAAGCTATGGATGCAGCTGTCAATGACTTGAATCAAGATCTCAAGGCAACACAAAAAACAGCAGCAGATAATACTGGCATAGATACCTTTGACCAAAAGCTCCAGGAACTGAATGCCAGAGTTGAGGCTGGTGGTCTCACCATGAGGGAGATGACCAGGACAATGAAGGAATACCAGAACATTGCTGCGGCAGCTGGAGCTGAGACTCCAATTGGACAGCAAGCCATTAGGAATGCAGCTGGATTAAAGGATGAGATTGGAGATTTAAAGGCACAGACAACAGCCTTGTCATCAGACTTTGTTGGCCTTGATACCACACTAAGTGGAATTGAGACTGGAGCAGCAGCCTTTCAAGGAATACAATCAGCGGTTGCATTGACTGGAGTTGAGTCTGAGGCATTGACAGAAACAATGGTCAAGTTGCAAGCTGTTCAGGGATTGGTCAATGCTGTGAGTATTGTTTCTAATAACTTGAATAAGGAGGCAATCCTTGGCATTCAAATTAGAAATGGTCTTGAGAAAGCTAAGAACTTTATCTTGACTGGCTCCATTGCACCAGCATTGGCAAACACAGCAGCAACAACAGCTCAGGCTGGTGCGAATGTAGGTCTTGCAACAGCGACAACAGCATCAACCACAGCAATGAAGTTGTTCAGATTGGCATTGATTGCCACAGGTATTGGAGCCATTGTGGTTGCAATAGGTTTATTGATTACCAACTTTGACAAGGTATCTGAGGCTGTGATGAAGGCTTATAATTGGTTTAATAAACTTGGACCAGGAGTTAAACTTGTAATCAGTATAATGTTTCCATTCATTGGTGTTATTTATGGAGTAATTAAAGCTCTTGAATACTTTGGAGTTGTGGATGATGAACAGACAGCCAAGATGAAGGCTAATGCAAAAGCCAAGACTGATGCAACTGAGAAGGAAATGAATAAGAAGATATCAGCAGAAAAAAAGAAAGCAAAAGCTGTTGATGATGCATATGCTCTTGAGATAAGGAAGGCACAAGCTGCTGGAAAGAACACAGAGGAGATGGAGGAGAAAAAACTTGTTGCTGCATTAAAATCTGGAAGAGCAATCCTTGAAATGCAAAAGAGAAAAATTGCAGCCTATGAGGATGAGATTAAGTTGTTGAAAGCAACAGGTGATGCTGATAGTGACAGAGCTAAGCAATTAGAGAAGACATTAAAAGAGGTCAAGCAAAACAGCAATGATCAGTACAAAGAAAATAAAAAGTTAAAGGATGATCTTGATGTATTGAGAATTGAGGAGACAAAAGCTGAGGAGGATGCAGCTAAGGAGAGAGCTGATAAAGCAAAAGCCAGAGCTGAGAAGAGAAGAGAGGCAGCCAAGAAAGAGGCTGAGAGATTGGCTGAGATTGAACGCAAAGCAAATGAGGACAGAATCAAAGCTGAGGATGACCAATTCCAATTGAGTCTGGACTTGATGAAGGAAGGTCAAGAGAAAGAGCTATTGCAGTCAACCATCAAGTATGATAAGATGAGAGATGAAGCTCATAACAATGCAGAGCTATTGAGACAGATTGATGAACAGGAGGCAGCAGAAAGGATTGCCATTGTCAATAAGTATACTAAGGAGGAGCTTGATAAGATTGCAGAGGCAGAGGCTAAGAAGAGAGAGTTAAGGAATAAGTGGCAGAGATACTTGAATTCTGATCAAGAGAATGAATTGCTTGATTTGGATGAGTGGTACAAGGAGCAAGAGAAGATTAACTCTGAGAACTTAAAGAATGGCAACATAGATGAGGAGCAATACGTTGACTATCAATTGAAACTTAGAGAGGATTTCAGAAAGAAGAAAGCTGATATTGATAAGAAGTATGATGAGCAAACCAAAGCAAATGAAGTTAAGGCAAGAGAAGAATCTCTCAAGGGAGTAACAGATGCAATTGAGGGAACTCAGAGAGGATTGGATGAGCTCAAGAAAGTTAATGAACTTGTCAATCAGATTGACCAAGCAAGACTTAACAGCATAGCTAAGAATAGAGAAGATGATCTTGCAAATCTTGATGCCAATATGCAAGCTCAGTTGAATCAAGAAGGATTGACAGCTGATCAGAGAAAAAAGATTGAGGAGAAATTTGCACAACAAAAGTATCAAGTTCAACTCAAGGCATTCAATGAAGAGGAGAAAATTAAGAAGGCACAATTTGCAAGAGAGAAAGCTCTAAGATTAGCACAGGTTGGAATTGACACAGCATCAGCAATTGTGAAAGGGATTGCTCAGTTTGGTCCTCCTCCATCACCAGCTGGTATTGCTGCCATTGCATCAGCATCCTTGATTGGTATCACACAGGCAATGGCCATCATGAATCAGAAGTATCAAGCTGGCTCTGCACCAACACCACCACAGCTATCATCTGGAGAAGGAAGTTCATTGAGTGGAGCTGGAGCAAGTTCATTCCAAGCCAATACCAATACTCAGACAACTGACTTGACACAACTTGGTCAAGGGCAACAAGGTCAGACAATGACATCACAGGTTGTTGTATTGGAGTCTGACATCACCAATACTCAGAACAAAGTACAAGTACAAGAGGCTAAGTCAAGCTTTTAATCCAGTCAACACAAGTCTTATTCCAGAAAGCATCACCAGTTGAGAAACATCCCTGGAGCAGAATCAATTCTTGAGCCTTGGCAATAGATGGCACAGATACCTTGCAATTGAATCCATCCTTGGAAGGAACTTGATACACATTACAATAGATTGACTTGATGAAATGGTTGTCATTCTGCCAGTTGATATTGTCAAAGAGATCAATCAACTTTTTGCTGTTCATTAAACATGGAGTGTGTGTCTCATAATTATGAGCTGTGAAGTTATTATGCTTTAAAAATTCAAGAGTATTGCATTGAGCAACCTTGGTATGTGGTGGATGGTCATCATTGATGATGATTGGTCCCATCTTAATGGCTACATGAGGCTGCCATGACTTACTGATAAAGAAATCCTTATTCATATAGATGAAATCTCCTCCAATCTGTTTGGCAAAGGTGAGCATTCTGTTGGTCACATCACATCCTCTGATGTTGTTGTGTTGAGTGCAAGGAATGTTGTTGATACCAGACACAGCCTTACCAACTGTCCATATCTCAGCATCAGGAAAAACTTTGAGGACCATTGCAATTGATTGCTTGATTTCAAAGTCAGACTCAGCTCTGCTGTGGTATGGATAAACAAATATCATTTCGAACAAATTTACATAATAATTATGATTAGAGAATTGCCTCTTTATGATATTATCATTGATCTGGATGATCCAGAAACAACAGTATCATTCAACAGCCTTGTGGCCAATCCAGCACATGAGAAATCCTTTGAAACATTCTCCAAAAAAATTGCTTATCAATTCAATGATGAGGAGCAAGTCATTACTGGAGTGGCTATATCTGCGAACACTCCCATATTCAGAAGAGATCCTCAGACTGGTGAGGAGTATTATGTGAACTTTTCACCATCTGCAATCAAGGATATTGTTTTTGATTATGCAAGGAGAGAGAACTTTAATAATGTGAATCTTGAGCATGATAGCAAGAGAGTGGTTGATGGGATCTATATGATAATGTCATATATCATTGATGAGTCAAAAGGATTCACAGCTCCAGAAAGATTCAAGGATGAGAATGATGGATCTTGGATTGTGAGCTATAAGGTGACCAATAAGGATGTCTATGATGCAGCTAAGGCTGGAATGTTCACAGGTTTCTCAATTGAGGGAGTCTTTCAATTGCTTGAGACTGGCAAAGGATGGGAGCATGAATTCTCAGCCATATACCAAGAGCTTAAGAAGGTACAGGAATACATTACATTTTACAATGACTATCCAGAAGCTGTGAGCAACAATGCCAAGAAAGGAATTGAGCTGAATCAGAAGTATGGAAATAAATGTGCCACAAGGGTTGGCAGATTAAGAGCAACAACTTTGGCTAATAGACAGACTGTCTCTGTGGCTATCATCAAAAGGATGTATTCATATCTGTCAAGAGCAGAGGAGTACTACAATCCAGATGACAATTCAGCATGTGGAACTATCTCATATCTATTATGGGGAGGTCTTGCTGCAAAGAGATGGTCAGAGGCTAAGCTAAAAGAGTTAGGTATTTTCGAACAATAAATTATAATAAAGTATGAACAAAGAATTGCAAACTATTAAAGAATTGATTGCTGAAATGAAAGCACAATTCTCTAAGTCAGTTGACACATTTGAACAGGCAACTCTTGCTGATGGAACAACCATAGTTGAATATGATGCTCTTGAGGTAGGGATGCCAGTTTTTGTTGTTGCTGATGGTGAAAGAATACCAGCTCCAGAGGGCACACATGCCTTATCTGGTGAACTTGCTGGTGTATCAATAGTGGTTAACGCTGAAGGAGTAATCACAGAAATCATTGATGAGAGAGAGAATGAAGGAGCTGGAGAGGTTGCCGTTGAGGAAACAAGCTCAGACTTTCAAGCAATCTCTGCTGAGATGTTACCACAAGTATTGGAAGACATCACTGAGGTAATCGCTGAAAGATTAGGACTTGAGATGGGAGTTGCTTATGATGTAGCAACTGCTGTTGTCGCTAAGATAAATGAGGAGACTGCTATGCCTGTTGAACAATCAATGAGTGCAGAGCAAGTTGAATCAATTGTAAATGCAAAGCTTGAGGCATTCTCCAAAGCTGTCGAAGGATTGGCAGAAATGACCAAAGCTATTGCTGAAAATAACACAACTTTGATAAATGAGTTGAGCTCTTTAAAAAGTGAATTCGAATCTTTTAAAGGCCAGCCATCAGTTGAAACCAAAGAGGCTGAGAAGTTCAGCAAAGTTGGCAACTTGACAGCCAGACAACAATTTTTAAAACGTAATAAATAATAAATAAAATGTCACTTAAAAAGTATCTAAAAGGAAAATTTGACTGGGATGTTTCTGGTCTTGCAGCGTATGTTGATGAGCAAAGAGAGGACTTGATTGTCCGTTCAGTTACTGAAGCTCGCACACTACAATATTTATCAATTCAACAAGGGATCAAAGGATCTCAAGAATTAAAGTTATTAGATGACTCAGTTGTTTATCAAGCTGGTGATTGTACTATGACTCCATCTGGAGACACAGTATTCACTGACAGAGCTATTGCAGTTGAGACTCTTGGTTACATGAAGTCTTTCTGTCAGAAGGATCTTGATGGATTCTGGACACAGTTAGGTCTTCGTCCAGGTGCAATGGCTGAAGATAAGACTCTTCCATTTGAGCAACAAATCATCAACTACTTATTGCAGTTACATTCATTTGAATTGGATAAGTTAATCTGGAAAGGAAACAAAGCTACTGGTACAGGTAACTTGGCTTTTATGAATGGATTCCGTCAATTCTTGACAACTGCAAATGGTTGTGTAAACTTGAACACATCTTCTGTTGCATCAATCTCAGCATCTAATGCATTTGATGTATTCTATGAGTGTTTCGTTAACACACCAGCAAATGTTGCTGAGGCTAATGACTTTATCTGTTTCACAGGTCGTGAGAACTTTAATTTCTTGACTAAGAACTTGGTTGATGATAACTTATTCCATTACAATCCAGCTAACATTGGTGACTTGAATGAGTTAATCCTTCCAGGAACAAACATGAGAATTGTTAAAGTAAATGGATTGAATGGTCTTGATAACATCTACACAGGTCGTGCATCTCAATTTGTATTTGGAACTGACTTAAGTTCTGACTTTGAGAACTTTGACCTTTGGTATTCTCAAGATGATGATGTAATCTACTTACGATCTAAGTTCAGAGCTGGTGTTCAGGTACCATTCTTGGATCAGATCGGAGTGTGGAACGGAACATCTTCACCTAACTAATAACTAACAATGGGAGGGGGTGACTCCTCCCTATTTAATAACATTAAAAAAAAGACAAAATCATGGCATGTTTAATGACCGCTGGATATAATGACAGAACTTGTACCAATGGAAAAGGTGGTATTAAGTCTGTGATGATATTTCCTCTTGGGAATATGACTGTAGGGACTGTGAATGCCAACAATGAAGTTGATGCATTGACTGTCTCTGGTGAGGTGTTCTTATATAAGTTAAAATCTAACTTATCAAGCTACACTGCACCAATCCGAGTGAATAAAGGAAATGGGACTCTTTGGTATGAGCAAACTTTGACAATGATCTTAGCATCAGACACTAAAGAATTGCGTGCTGAGATTCACTTGCTTGGACAAAATGAGTGTGTTGCTCTTGTTGAGAAAGCTGATGGGACAATTGTTGCTCTTGGATTTGGTGAAGGCCTTCAGATTGCTGAAGCTTCTGCCTATGGATCTGGAGTATTGAAGTCTGACAGATTAGGACATGACATCATTATGGGAGGATTAGAGAATGATCCTGTTCCAGATGTTGATCCAGCTATTTATCAGGCTTTATTAGCACAGCAATCTCCATCAATTTAATAAATTGTAAACTCTTATAAATAAGGGAGGGCTGTGTCCCTCCTTTTTTTGTATATTTGAAACCATGGAAATACTAAAAAAATACATTGGCTCAAAACAATGGTCAGCTCTATTGAGTAGATGGGTTGACATTGAGAGAGGCAAAGAGGACTATTACATGTCTCTTGGCTTCCTTCATATTTTTGAAAAGCGTAAACCTAAACTAATTAAAAATGCTGAGAATACAGAAGGGGACCTCTTCAAATCTGATAGTAACAGTAACGGAGCTAACAACAGTTAGTCCAGTTTTCTATCTATTTGAATTTGAGCATGAGCAATCATTCTTGAAGTACTATTGCATCTTGCCTAATCTGAGCACAGCTACATCCAGATATGATGAATTCTTGCTTGTGGATGGTGTGGATGTTACCTTTGATTATGATGGTTATTACACATATAGAATCTATCAACAGACATCATCAACCAATCTTGATCCAGATTTATCTGATGGCTTGGTTGAGGAAGGTAGAGCTCATGTGTATGAGATTGACTCACCTTCCGCAGAATTCTCAACAAATATAACATTCAATATCTATGAATAAATTTGAATCAATGTCATTCAGAAAGGACTTTGTCTTGCCAATTGAGGAGCAAGACAGAATGCTTGGCTTTATTAAATGGGGAAAAAAGAATGACTATCCATACTTTTTGGTGGATCTCTATAATGGATCAGCCTGGCACCAAGGTATAATAAAGAATAAGACTCACTACATTGCTGGAGGAGGTATTGAGGTTGTATCTGGTGAGCTTGCAAGATTCATTGCCAATCCTTATTCTGATTTCAACATGAATGAGATTGTTGAACAATTGGCATTTGATTATGAATTATTCGGAGCATTCGCTATTAAGGGTACCTGGAACAGAGAAGGGACCAGAGTTGCTGTGTGGGAGTATCTTGCCATTGATGCAATCAGAATCTCATCTGATGAAAGAATGTACTATCTTTCTGATGACTGGACAATGCAACAGCAATCAGCTGAGAAAACAAATCTAAGAACATTGCCAGCTCTTGATGAGGCCAATAAGACAGGATCATTTGTATTGTATTACAAGGATCCAGCTAAGAAGGGTCGTAAAGAACATGGAGTATATCCAAAGCCTCCATATCAAGGAGGAATCACAGCAATCCAGACAGATGTTGACATCAGTAAATTCCACATGTATGAATTGCAGAGTGGATTCAAGTCAGGAACTATGATCACATTTGTCAATGGTTTCCCAGAGACACAAGAGGAGGCAGAGGCATACAAGAATCAAATCAAAGGACCAGCATCAAGCATTGAGAATGCTGGAGATATTATAATCACTTTTGCTGAGACAGCAGATCAAGCTCCAAAAGTTGATAATTTAAATGGCAATGATCTTGATAAGAGATATGAATCTCTTGAGTCAAGCGTTCAACAGAACATTCTTGTGGCTCATTCAGTTGTTGCTCCATCTTTGTTTGGTGTGGCTCCAGAAGGCTCATTCAATGCAGCTGAAAGTGCTGATTTATTTGAGATATTCAAGACAACTTATGTTGATACAAGACAGAAGAGACTTGAGTGGATATTAAATGAAATGGTCAGACTCTCTGGAGATGTTGGTGTTGTGAGGTTAAGAGATGTTAAACCAATTGGAACAGCTGAAGTTGCACCAGTGGCAGCACAACCAACAGCAACTGACCAACCAACAGCAGAGGCTCCAGTTGATGTTGCTAAGAGTGCATTAAACGGAGCACAGATTGCATCACTTATTGATGTGGTTGCCAAGATTAAGGAAGGAGTATTGACCAGCGAGAGTGCATTGAGCATTGTATTGGCATCATTTCCAACCATTGATGAGGCACAAGCAAGAAGGATTGTGGGATTGCAACCAGGAGCACAGCAATTGAGCTCATGCAAGTTTGAACACCAAGATGATGAGATAGGATACTTTGCACAATATGGTGAGCCAGCTCATGACTATGAGGTGATTGCCACATTTCCAATTGCATGGGATACACCATCAGCTGAGGTATTCACAAAGCAAGACCAATTATTCGCAACAATAGCAGAGATATCAGCAGAGCTCAATGACTTTGACAAGAATGTACTTAAGATGATTGGAGATGGTGAGGATAGCAATGCTATTGCAACAGCTCTGAACACCAACATTGAGGATATTGCCAAGTCAATGGCAAGACTCATGAAATGGGAGGTCATCACAAAAGGACAAGTCACTGAGCTAGGAACTCAACTTGTGAGAGAGGAGCAGATTCCAATAGAAAGATTTGAGGTGAGATACGGATACAGAACAAGACTTGATGTCCCTCCAGCAAAGAGTGGCTCAAGACAATTCTGTGAGAGATTAATGGACCTTAATAGACTTTACACCAGGGATGAGATTAATGCTATCTCTAATAGGTTAACACCATACAGAGATGTGTGGAGATATAGAGGAGGATGGTATACCAATCCAGATACTCAAGCGTCAACACCATGGTGCCGGCATGAATGGATTCAACAATTAGTTGTAAAACGATAAGACTATGAACTACCTACTATCAGTGGAAAATCTTAAAAAATTAGGATTGATCCACAACAATACAGATACAAAGCTCTTGGCAGTTGCTATCAAGCGAAGTCAAGACATGCATATTCAGCCAGCTCTTGGGACTCCTCTTTACAATGCTTTACTCTTGAAAGTGGAGACATCCAACTGGACTCCTGATTATCTAACATTGATGAATGATTATGTTGTGCCATGTTTGGTTGCATTCGTTGATTACAGAGCAGCATTGCTGTTGACTGAGAAGATGACCAACAAAGCAACAGGAAGAGTATCTGATGAGAATCTTCAAGCCAATACTTTGAGTGAGGTACATGAATTCAGAGATCAGTTGAGAAAGGATGCATACTTTTATAAGGAGAGACTTATTGGCTTCCTTATGGATGACCAAGCAACAAAATATCCAGAATATTGTGATATGTGTTCTGATCATTGCAATGAGTATGTGAAGAAAGATAAGACAGGATATAAACCATTGAACTGGATCCAATGAAATTTTCAAAGAAACAGATTGATAAACTAAAAGCATATCTTAATAAGGATGGAAAGAACGTTAAACCAGCTAATGAAAGAGCTGGAAATAATAGCAACACAGCACAGGCAGATAAACGAATTCTTTCAAGGTGATTACATTGATGCTGTGTCAAGAGATGCAGCTCAATATCCTTTGATGGTTGTGACTTTACAGGCTGGATCTATGACAGCTCAAGCTGTGAATGTGAACATGGTCATCTCAATCTGTGATAAGTACAACATCCAAGAGTATAGACAGATCAATGAGATTCATTCTGATTGCCTGAGCATCTGTAATGACATCAGAATCACATTGCAGCAATGGAGATTTGAGGATTTCATGGATATCAATGGAGACATCACAACACAACCATTCATTAACAGAGGACCAGATGTCACAGCTGGATGGACAATCAATGTGAGTGCATCAATATATGACTACAATGATTGGTGTTCCATTCCTTATGATGACTATGATTTTGAGAATGGCAATCCTCCAGGAGGAGATTGTGGAGATTTGACAACAACATATCAAGTTTATGTCAATGGATCTCTTGAGGATACCTTCACACAGGACACAACAACCAACAACACAATTAATATCAACTTATAATGGCAACAACAACCATCAATGTCACAGCTCAAGCTTATGATACCATCAAGGATGAGAGCACAGCATTAACTCAGAGATCAACTTTGAAATTCACAGGAGCTGGAGTCACAGCAGCAGATAGTGGAGGAGAGACTGTTGTCACCATTCCTGGTCCATCAGCCACAACAAATGTAGGTCTCTTTGCACAGACAGCCAATAGTCCAACATTAACAGCAACAACAACAGAAGGAACATTGATTGATGGAGGTGTTGGTAGTTTATCTGTGCCAGCAAATGGCTTTCAAGTTGGTGATTCATTCAGAGTTGATATGGGTGGACTAATGAGTGCTCAGAACAACAACACATTAAGAATCAGATTGAAGTCTGGCTCTGTGGATTTAGGTGATTCAGGACCATTGACAATGCCAGCAATCACAAATCAAGTGTTCACGTTAAGTGTAACTTTTACAATCAGAGCCATTGGAGCAGCTGGTGTTGCATCAGTTGTATCATTAGCACAATTCCACATCTTAAAATTAGCATCTGGGACTCAACAAGGATTCGCTTGGAACACAGTGAACTCAACAACATTTGATACTACCATAAGTAATACATTAGACATCACAGCTCAATGGAGCTCAAACAATGCAAATAATTCAATTTACTCTGACATCTTTGTTCTGAATAAAACATATTAGCATATTATAGTATGGAGAACATATTTAAGCTGGATTTCAAGACATTCATAAAGAGTCCATTCACATATATCTTTTTTATATTACTTACAATTCTCATATTCATTGGAAGGTATCTAATCAATTCAAAGGATAAAGAGATTCAGACTCAACAACAGAGGATTGATGATTGTGATGATGAGAGGAAGGAAGATAAAAAACTAATGCAAGATATTCTATTTCAAAAAGAACTTAACAAGAAATTAGATGGAGAATAAGATTCTATTGATAGCCACAATTGTGAGCTCTTTATTTGCAATCCTGGCACCAATGCCAACACATGAATACAAGGCGCCAAAGAAAGATGCAACCACAATCAAGGCAGAGAAATATCTGCATGATCTTGAGGAGGAAAACAACCATAAGGTTGAGATACTCAAGCATGATGTGGACAGCCTGTTGACATTAAAAAGAAAAATTAAGTACATTTACATCCAAAGAGATTCAATATGAGCTATGCATGGCTGAAAAAAGAAACAGCTCCCAAGATATTAGTTGAGGCAGTTAAGCACATTGGTGTTAAGGAGATAGTTGGCAAGCAACACAATCCAACCATTCTATCCTGGGCTAAAGCTCTTGGTCTTGAGAAGGTTTACACAAATGATGAGATACCTTGGTGTGGTCTGTTCATAGCTTATTGTTGTCATGCTGCTGGATTGCAAGTTGTCAAGGCTCCATTGTGGGCATTGAACTGGAATAAGTATGGCAATGTTGCCAAGGTGCCAATGCTTGGTGATGTGTTGACTTTCACCAGGAATGGAGGAGGTCATGTGGGCATCTATGTTGGTGAGGATTCAACACATTATCATGTCTTAGGTGGCAACCAGAATAATTCAGTCAGTGTATCTCGCATTGAGAAGTCAAGACTCAGCCAAGCAAGAAGGACAGCATGGAAGATTGCACAGCCAGCATCAGTGAGAGTGGTGCATCTTGAGGCAAAAGGAATAGTAACAACAAATGAAGCATAATGAAAAAGCCAGGGAGACCAAAAAAGAACTTGAATATAAACATTGATACCAAGAATGTTGATATAAAGATCACCAGAAAGGATGGAGTAACTGATGTTAAGGTTGATACTCCAAAGGTTGATGTTGAACTACACAAAGATAAGGACAACAAAAGCATCAAGGTTGACTCAGAGAAGGTTGATGTTGAGATCAACAATGGTGAGGTAAAGGTTGATGTCAATGAGCAATCTGGATTGATTGGAAAAATAGCAAAGCTTTTATTGAAGAGATTCAAAAAATAAGTATATTTGTCTTGCATATCTGTTTTAATTGTTAGCAACAGAGGGGAGTGGTGAAAATCATTCCCTTTTTTTATTCCTTATATTGTTAAAATATGTTAAAATAATTTCATAACTGAAAAAAGTAATTAACTTTACATCATAATAATTAACAAAACAGATATGAAAGCAAAATTAATTACCATTATTGAGCCATTCCTTCCAGCGAATGATGAACACAAATCTTTTTTGAGTGCAGTTTTAAGCCTTGTAACAATAGTTTGTATTGTTTGTGGTGGATTATTCACCTTGTTAAGTTTAATGAGATGAGAGAGGAGATAATCACAAGACTTGAAAAGATTGACAATGTTAATGCAATCATTGATGGATTCATGTACAGAATCAAAATGTATCAATCTCTCATCCCAGACTTGAAAAGAGCTGGCTTATATCAGCTTGCTGAGAAATATGATGATCGGATTGACACATGTGCAAGAGCCATTGGTCGTTTAACAATTTATAAAAACAAGATATGAAAGAAGGAAGATTCAGTAATGCAGCAAAGCTTGACATTCATCAAGTTAAAGATATCCAAAAAAGATATGGATCATCAAAAGTAACAATGAAAGAATTGGCAAATGAATACAATGTAACAATGACAACCATTTGCAGATTAGTGAAAGATATTGAAACAGATAATAAAAAAAGAGGTACTGGATCAATTGAACAGGATTGTAATTTTACTAAGTTGAGCAATCTATCTGTCAAAAGAATAATGGTCATGAGATTGAAATATGGAATGACTCAGAGTAGTATTGCAAAATTATTTGATATTGATCAATCAACCGTTTCAAACATTTGTACTGGTAAAAGTTGGAAGCATTTATTTCAAGGTGCCAAAGAGAAATACAATAAAGAAATACTAAGTTATGTTGGAACAAGAAAAATAAAGATATGAGCACAGCACATTATGAATACTGGTGGCAAAGGTCAGGCAGATTCAACATTGATTTATATAACAATTTTTTAAGAGCAAAAAGAGATGAAGAATTTCAGAGTAACATTCAAAGTCAAGGATGTCAAGTGGACAATCCAACAGAAAACAATTCAAGCCAACAGTCCAGAGGATGCAATCAAGAAGATGGACATGTGGCCTCCGTTAATCATTAAAGTTGAGAAGATATGATAAAAGTAGGTAGTGATTTCAGCGGTGTTGGTGCATTCAATCAAGCCTTAATCAGATTAGGTATTGAATACAAAGAGCTCTTTGCTTGTGATATGGATAAATATGCAAGACAAACATTCATTCATAACTATGGTGAGCCAGAATACTATCCAACCAATGTGTATGACAGAGAGATTCCATCTGAGTCATTGGACATTTATATGACATCTCCTCCATGCCAAGCATTCTCATTGGCTGGAAAGAGACTTGGCAAGGATGATAAACGAGGTATATTGTTTTTTAATTCTTATGAATTTATTGAAAAGAATAAACCAAGATATTTCATCTTTGAGAATGTCAAAGGATTGCTTTCTGATGATGGAGGTAAAACATTCCAAGAATGGATTAATATGTTAGGTGGAAAATCAGTCAATGGTGTTCCTGTTTTGTTCCCTTATGAGGAATCAGTTCCTTATCATTTATATTGGCAAGTGTTGAACGCAAAGCATCATGGTGTCCCACAGAATAGGGAGAGAGTGTTCTTAATTGGTATCAGAGATGACTCAGATAATGACTTTCAATTTCCAAGAGAAGAGCATTTGATTAAAAGATTGAAGGATGTACTTGAGGATGATGTGGATGATAAATATTTTTTGAGTGAGAAACTTATAAATGGATTTTTAGCTCATAATAAAAGACATATTGAAGAGAAAGGTCAAGATGGATTTAATTGGAAGCCAAAGGATGAAACACAAATAGCTAACTGTTTAAGAGCAAATGCAGCACTTTGTGCTACTGATAATAGTATTAAAGTCAAATCAGCAACGGCAAAAGGTTATGAAGAGGCAAAGGAAGGTGATAGTATAAATTTTTCAATACCTAACTCAGAAACAAGAAGAGGAAGAGTCGGCAAAGGTGTTGCTCAGACATTGGATACTGGATGTAATCAAGGTATTTGCGTTCCAGTACTTACTCCGAATAGAATTAAAAAACGTCAAAATGGAAGAAGATTTAAGGATAATGGAGAAGAAATGTTTACAATTACAACTCAAGATAGGCATGGTATATATGATGGATTCAGAATCCGAAGATTGACTCCTCGTGAATGCTTCAGATTAATGGACTTTCCAGATACATTCACTTGGCCAGTCAGTGATTCACAAGCATACAAGCAAGCTGGCAATTCAATAGTGGTCAATGTACTTTACAAAATCATTAAAAATTTAAACTTATGAAATACATCAAATGGATTGAAGAGGCTTGGCAATACAGCAGAGAGGCTCAGAAAGAAGATTTATTAACAACAATAGATGAATACTATGAATATAGAAAAAATAAAGGAGTTGATTCAGATGGACAATCTGAGCAGCAAGGACAGATACAGGGATCTGATCTATAAGAGGAGCTATCTGTACTCATTACTCAGAGAGGATGGATGGAATCTTGCAAGGATTGGCAAGTTATTCAACAGGGACCATGCAACAGTGCTTAATGGATTGAAGATTCATGATAACTATTATGGCAAGGATAAGATATATGACTGCACAATTCGGGAGTATGTCAAGCAACTTGGCAAAGTGTCCATCATATTAGATGAGGATAAACCTACTATTTATCAGGACATTATCAATTGCCATAACACAACAGCTCTGGGCATAATTAAGCAAAGAATTAAGGATGGATACTATGACAAGGTGTAAAGATGTAAACTTTTAAACATGGTTAAAAATATGAAACTTTACGGGTTAAGTTATTGAAAATTAATACTTTGAAGACTTGCAGACTTTTTTCTCCCCTATACGCTCTATGAACATACATACAAAACAAAATATTTTTTTAGTCAAAAAAAACTTTACAAGTCTGCAAATGGTACTTAATCAATTTAATATCAACAAGTTACATCCGAAACTTTCCGTAAAGTTTTATTTTTTGAAACTTTCTAACTTTCGTATTGTAAAAGTGTTTATATTTGTACAGGGGTTTGCGGTTAGCTGCCCAGTAAAAGGTTCACTTGCGTCCTTTCCCCCTACTTTTTTTAAACGCAAGTATAAAACGCATTTATGAAACTAACTAATCATGCTCATGACTTATTGATGGAAGGCCTCCAGCCTTTACCATTGAAAGAAAATAAAGCTCCAATGCTGGAGAAAGGACATAACTATCTATATGAATCCATTAAAGAGGAGGATGTTGATAGGTTATTCAATAATGCTCAAAAGATTGGCATTGCTTGTGGTAAAGTATCATCTGGATTCTATTGTCTTGACTTTGATAAACACAATGGAGAGCCAATAAAGGATATCTATGAGAGCTTTATTGCTCTTCCATACATATTTGGCTTGCTTCTGGAAGGAAAGCTATCCATTTACTCAACAGCTGGAGGAGGATATCACATCTATTTTATTTACAAAGATGATGTTCTGTCTGGTGAAGTCTTCGCTTATTGGGAAACCAAGTCAGTAATGATTGAGATTAGAGGTAATGGTCAATATGCAGCTTGCTGGCCAAGTGAAGGATATCAACACATCAATGGTTGTGAATACCTGAAGCTTCAGCCATTGGAATCAGCTGAAGAGTTCAATGGAATCAAGGACTTAGCACATTCATTCAATAAGTACAAAGAGATTGTTTCAAAGACCAGGACCATTGACTCCAATAAGAAATGGGCAGAGAGCTGGAAGGATTCAACTCCAGATGGAAAGTACAACATTGAGCATCAGCAAGAGGCTAAGGATTTATTGGCAAAAGCTGGATGGCAGTATTGTGAGAACAGAGGAGATGTGGAATACTGGACAAGACCAAACAAGGATATTAAGGATGGATTCTCAGCTACCTTTGGTCACTTTCCTGGAATGTTTTATATCTTCTCAGAGGATTTGAATTGCAAGCCATTTAGTGCTAAGCAAGCTTATTCACCATTTAACATCTTAACTGAGCTAAAATATGATGGAGATTGGAAGAGAGCCAAGGATGAACTCAGAAAGAGATTCAACATGGTTGACAATGAGGAATTCTGGAGCAAGAATGAGAAAGGCAACTACTCACTGAACAACAAGAGATTCAAAGATTTTTTAGAGTCAAATGATTTTTTTAAGAACTCCCCAAATGAGGGGAGCACATTTGACTTTATTCAAAAACAAGGCATCTTCATGAAGATTGTCTATGAGAAAGATATCAAGGATTTTGTGATTGAATGGATTGAACAGAATCAATGTGATGAGGGAGTATTTAACTTGATGACTGGCAACTTGAAATTCTTTAAAAGAGATTATCTGAGTTTATTGAAATCCAAATCAATTGAGGTATTAAAGGACAGCAAGGATGAGTGCTATCTATTTTACAGGAATTGTATTGTGAAAATAACAAAGGACAATAAAGAGATACTGAGTTATTCAGATGTCAATGTTGGAATCTGGAGAGACCAGGTCATTAACAGAGATTACTATCCAACCGATCACCATCAGGCAGAATACAGAAGATTCATCTGGAAGATAGCTGGAGAGAACAGAGATAAGTACAAAGCATTTCAGACTGTCATTGGATATCTCTTGCATTCATTCAAGACCAACAGCAACAACAAAGCAATAATCTTCAATGATGAGGTCATCTCTGAGAATCCAAATGGAAGGTCTGGAAAGGGTATCTTTTGGAATGCATTGAAACAACTTAGGAAAGTTCAATCATTGGATGGCAAGACATTTGATTTTAACAAATCATTTCCTTATCAAAGTGTTGCAACAGATTGCCAGGTACTTGTATTTGATGATGTTAAGAAGTCATTCAATTTTGAGAATCTATTTAGTGTAATTACTGAAGGAATCAGCATTGAATACAAAGGAAAGGACAGTATCAAGTTGGATGTCACTGAGTCACCAAAGATAATTATCACAACTAACTATACCATTCAAGGAGATAGTGCATCCTTCAATGCCAGAAAGTATGAAGTTGAGATGAGCTCTTATTTCAATGACAACTATACTCCGATTATGGAGTTTGGTCATGAACTATTTAATGAATGGACTGATGATGAATGGGCCGCATTTGATAATTACATGATGAACTGCATCAGCATCTATCTTGAGAATGGATTGATTGATATGCCATTAAAGAATCTTGATTACAGAAAGCTTCTTGACAAGATTGGCAATGAGATGAATATATTCTTTGGCGGCCTTTACAAGAATGAATACATAAACATCAAAAAAACATATGATGACTTGCTTGATAGCTTTCCAGAGCTAAGAAAAAAGAATGTATCTCAGACTTTAATGACTCGTAATTTGAATAAATATTGTCAATTTCATGAGCTTGAATTTGAGACAGCTTATTCTGGAGGAGTTGGCAAGATGATAATCAAAGATATTAAACAAGAATTTCAACCATTGGAGGATGTTCCATTTTAAAAATATGAATTATGAGCTTATATCCAGATTACAGTAGTATTAAGTCTTATCAAGATTGGAAAGATGAGTGGTATTCACAAAATTGTTGGGATCATAATTATGAATTTGTTTATAAAAAAGGTGAAAGTGGTAGGATTACTTTGTACCAGCAATGCAATAGTTGTGGTAAAAAACATCATAAAGGTGTGTTTAAACATTCAGCAGTCGATAATTTACATGACAAAATTAAATTCGGAGATATAAAAAAGTATGATGAAGAATTGGAAAATAATGGACCTACTTATCAAAGATATGAAGATGAATATCGAAGAGAAGCAATCCAAATTATCTTGAAAAAACATCATGATAAAAATGAACAAGAGCGAATTAATAAACATAATGAATATATTGAACAAGCAAGAATAAAAAAAGATAATTGGTTTAAAGAACATTCTGAATATTTACAAACATCAAAATGGAAAGCAATAAGACAAAAAGTATTTATAAGAGATAATTTTATTTGTCAAGGATGTTTGGAAGCTCCAGCTACTGAAGTACATCATTTAACTTATGATCATTGGAAAGATGAGCTAATGTTTGAATTGATATCAGTATGTTATAATTGTCATCATAATAAAATTCATAAAAAATGCTAACAATCACAAGAGACCATTATGACCTTTTACTGAGCATAGATCCATGTTCAATATTTGATTATTACAATGTCGAGGAGATGCATGGATTGAATAAGACAGATTGCTTGTTGCATCTCAACAACAATCAACAGGCTTACATTGCTGGATGGGCTAATCACATACCACATGAAGGAGAATATCATGTATCTGACAGGATGTTTGTGTTCATCAATCTAAACAGGTGCAACAGTCATCTTGATTTGATATGCAACTTATATCATGAGCTCATGCATTGGGCCATTAATCACTACAATGAGGATCTGTCCTTTGAGGAGGAGATGATTTCAATAGCAGAGGGAGAAACAAGAGAAGTTTATGAATTAATTAAATACTTAATATGAAACAAACAGCAGTAGAATGGTTGGTTGAGCAGTTGAATTTACATGAATATGAAGATGTAATTAAACAAGCCAAAGAAATGGAGAAAGAGCAGATAGTTATAGCAGAAATAGAAACGTTAAGAGTAATAGAAAAATATGGAATTTCAAGTATAGAGCCATTAATAAATGAATTAAAAAATCAAATAGAAACCTTTAAATCAGAATAGAATGAGTTGCGAAAACATTAAACCAACAAAAAAAACAAAGTGTAATGATATGCCTATGAATAATAAAAATTTGAGAATTGATTTACAAAAAATGGAGATTAAATTAGGAGAGAGTACATTGGGTAAAATAACAGGATTCATTGTTGATAATGGAATCTATGAACAAAGAATTGATATAAACTTTGGTTATGAACAAAATTAACAAGGACAGACTCAGAGCTCTGGAGATAGAACAACTGACAACTAAATATCCATCAATGAGACCAGAGCTCATTCCTTTAACTGATTGGAAGGATAGCTCAGCCAATAGTCTGACCAAGTGTATTATATTTTACATCAATGCTCTGGGAGGACAAGCTGAGAGAATCTCTTCTCAAGGCCAGTACAGAGAAGGCAAAAAGATTAAAGTTGGAACAGGAGAGGTGCAATACCAGAAACAGCTACCAGGCAAATGGACTCCAGGACAATCAACCAAAGGAACAGCTGACATCTCAGCAACAATCAGAGGAAGGTCAGTCAAGATTGAGGTAAAGTATGGCAATGATAGACAGTCTGATGCTCAGAAACAATATCAAGAATCCATTGAGAAAGCTGGAGGTACATATATTATTGCAAAAGATTTTGACTCTTTTGTATTGTGGTATGAAAAGTTTTCTTTACATTTGTAAAAATTTAAATTAATAGATATGCAAAATGATGAATTAAGTCATGTAACTCTTTACATGAAGCTCCACAGAGCAAAGATGCACATTGGAAAGGTGGTTAAGAATGCCACGAATCCACATTTCAAAAGAAGTTATGCAGATATCAATGCATTGCTTGAGACAGTTGAGCCAATCCTCCACGAGAATGGCTTGATATTACTCCAGCCAATCCATGATAATGTCTTGTTAACTCAGATCATTGACATTGACTCAGGTCAGAAAGTGGAAAGCTGGTTAACTCTTCCATCCATTACGGATCCACAGAAGATGATCTCGGCAACTACTTACTATCGGAGAGCAACATTGCAAGCTCTCTTATCATTGCAAGCTGTGGATGATGATGGCAACACAGTCACAACATCTGTCAAGGCTCCGAATCCATCCTTGTCAGAGGAGCAATTCAAGAAAGCTCTGGATGCTATTGCCAAAGGAAAGTATTCTCTTGAGCAGTTGAAGTCAAGCTATTCACTAACTAAAGAACAGGAGGCACAATTATGAAATGGCATCCATCAGCATTAGGAAAGCTCATGACAGCTCCAAAGACAAAGTCAGAGCAATTATCTGAGACAGCTAAGTCTGAGATTAGAAAGATAGCTAAGGAGCAATTCTTTGGCTTCTCATCAAGCATCACAACCAAGCCAATGCTCAAGGGCAAGGACTGGGAGGAGGAATCAATTGCTCTTGTCAATCAAGTGAGAGGCACATTCTATGTGAAGAACAAAGAGAGATTTGAGAATGAATTCCTTACCGGTGAGCCAGACATCATCCTGGACAACATGGTCATTGATGTCAAGACATCTTGGTCTCTTGAGACTTTTCCAGCAACTCCAGATGAAGGAATGAACAAAGATTACATGTGGCAATTGATGGGATATTGTTGGCTCTTGAATAAGTCAGATGCTGAGCTCATTTATTGCATGATTGACACAGATGATACATTGCTCAATGACTGGGACAATAGATTCATTCACAAGGTCAGTCACATTGATCCAGCAAAGAGAATCACAGTCTTGAGATTTACATTCTTTGGAGAGTATCACATTGATCAGATGAAAGAAAAGCTCATAGCAGCAAATGAGTATTACAGTCAGTATATTAACGAATTAAATAATAAATAAAATGAATAAGAAAGAATTCTATCAGCAAGCAATGTTAGTTGCATTGAATGGCTTGCTATCAGCAAATGGTAATGCCTATGATGAGGAGTATGTTCAACCAAATGCAACAGTTGCTGCAATGGCACATGAATATGCTGAGGCATTGACAAAAAAGACCTTTATTGAATTAAGTAAAATGTAGTAAAATGGAACATAAATTAAAAGGAAAGCTCATCCTAAAATCTGAGCCAAGACAAATCTCTGATAAGTTCAGAGTAATGGATTTCGTGATTCAGACTCCAGATGAGAAATATCCTCAGTCAATCCAATTCCAAGTGATGAATGATCGCATCCAAGAGATGGACAAATTTACAACTGGTGAAGAGATTGAGGTCACATTCGATCACAGAGGAAGAGAGTACAATGGTAAGTATTACAACACCTTGAATGCTTACAAGATTGAATCAAGTATATTCTGATGAAAGATATAACTATTTGGATATTGACCCTATTCTTGCTGATAGCTGGAGTAGGGTTATTCTATTATGGCCTGTACTTTTTTTTCGGGACCATTGGAGTCATAACATTCGTAGCTCTTGCAATCACCTGGATCATATACTTAAAACTTAAGAAATGAAAACCATAACAATCTATCTCAACAATCCAGATGACAACATCAAGTTGTGGATGATAAGAGAAACAAAGTCACGAATCAGTAACAGATACAAACAGATTCACATTGCTGAAGATATCGGAGTCAACACAACTCAGCTCTGGAGATTCATGAATGAGTCAAAGGTCTCTGAGGACTTTTACATCAAATGGTTTAAATGGTATTCTAAAAATCAATAACTTAGCAATGTGGAATTTTGGAAGAAAGAAGCCTATGTCATTGCCAGTAAGATCACTGGAGGGAATCCAATATCTTCAGACTTGGTCAGCCACGTCTATCTATTGGTGCATGAGCTTAGCATCAGACAAGAGGACCTTCCAAGAGTCTTTGCCAGATACGCATACAACCAGTATAACTGGAGAGATTCCACATTCAATAAGTTATTCAAGACATACGATGACCTTCCAGATATGGACTCAAGGCAATCAGATGATGAGAGCTACCAAGTCACAAAAGCACAGGAGCTCTTGGATGACTATCTTCATCAGAGTCCTGAAGATGATCAGAAGATGTTCACCAAAGAGATTACAAAGATGCATCTGATGGGCATGACATACAGAGAGATTAGGACCTTAACAGGAATCAGTCTTGATACAATTCACTTAGCAATAAAGCAATTCAAATATGATTTATCTGATTATAATACTTTTACCAATAGGATTTGCGAGAGCTCTCCAGAGCTTCAATCTTCCTGACATGAAACCATTCAGTTGTCAGAGCTGTCTATCCTTCTGGATAGCAGTCATTGCTGCATCATTCTTTGATTGGCATCTGATTGGCTTGGCATTCATCACCTATCTATTATCTGACTTAATACTGATCTATGAAAGTAAGTGATGAACTATTGCAACAGGTTGACAGATTTGCTAAGACAAGATCTTTCTCCTTGAATGCTCCATTAAAAAGAGAGCTTGGTGATTGGCACAAAGCTGCTGGTCATGGCAAGCTCAACATTGGATGTGCAACTTGCATCCGTAATGGAATGAGCAAGCTCTTGACATCAGTCAATGAAGGTGAGCAACTCAAGCCAAAGATTCACTTTATCGGAATTAAACAATGATAGTCACAGCTCCAATACCAGTATATGGCAGATTTCCTCTTGTGAGACTAACTATCTCAAGACTTAAGAGGCAAGGTGTCACTCCGATTATTTTAGGTCATGAGAGAGAGGCAATGGATATTGCTAAGCAAATGGATGTTGAGTTCATCTCCATTGACAATGATCCTCTTGGCTACAAATGGAACAAAGGATTCCAAGCATCAAAGAATTACAATGCTGATGCTGTGATCTTCATGGGCTCATCTGATTGGTGCAGTGACCAATACATTGAGAGATGCAAGGAACACAGCAATAACTTTGGAATGATTGGGATGCTTGGCTGTCACTTTGCTGATGTATCTGACCACATAAGACTGGTCCATTGGAAAGGATATAAGGATCACATGAGACACAATGAGCCAATCGGCATTGGTCGCTTTCTAAACAGACATTTTCTTGAGACTATCAACTGGACTCCATTCAATCCTCAACTGAGTTCAGGACTTGACTGGTCCATGTGGCTGAAGGCAATCAAATCAAATCAAGACATTGGCATCATGGAATGTGACAACTCAGTGCAACTCCTATCCATCTCAACAAACAAATGGAATAACAAGCATAAGTTCACTGATCACTGGAGTGGAGCTCTCAAGTCACAGAGATGTGATGTGAGATTGCTTGAGAAAGATTTCAACGAACTAAAACAACTACTATAATGCAAGCACATATCTCAGAATCTCTTGCTGGTCTTGACAAAGGACTCATTCAAAAATACAACTTAACACCATACGAGGTTGCAACATGGGACACAGTGTTCATGGGCATGTATAGACAGGAGGACCTTGAGACATTGGCAACACATCTGGGAGCCAGCACAATTGTTTGGTTTGGATCAGATGCCAAAGATCTGCCAGAGGAATCTGTGAAGTTCATGCAAGACTCTGTCAACATAGCTGTGAGTCAACAAGTGATGGAGACTCTTGCATCCAAAGGTATTCAGGCAGTATGGTGTCCAATCAATGCAGTCATTCCTCATGAGTGGCCAGTTGTTCCAAATGGAGAGAAAATCTTCTGGTATTCCGGCAATGCTCCAGAGTATTATGGTGAGTCACTTATTAACGAAATAAAAGAAAGAATCAACATTCCTATCATCAGAGCTGGTCATGATACATTCACCAAAGAGCAACTTGTGGATGTCTATTCTCAATGCTTTCTCAATCTGAGATTGACTCCTCATGATGGTTGTCCAAATGTCAACATTGAAATGGGGCTCATGGGTAGAAGGTCAATATACAATGGTGATCTTCCAGCTTCAATTCCTTGGCAATCAGTGGATGACATCTGTCAATCAATAAGGATTGAATATCTATCCAGGAATGTTGAGAATGCTTATATTAGTAAAATTTATCATAACTTTGTTAACTATGAAAGAATGTCCACGCTGTTTATTTGATGAGACCATTGCCAAGATAGGTGAGAGTCAATGCGAATATTGTGATCTCCATGATCAATTGGAGCTGCAAGCCAATCCTCATGAACTCAAGCATCTCATCAGAGAGATAAGAGCCAAAGGTCAAGATAAGACTTATGACTGCATCATGGGTATCTCTGGAGGTATTGACTCATCAACACTGCTATACACAGCTGTCAAGTATTGGAATTTAAAGCCATTGGTCATTCACTTTGACAATCATTGGAATGCTCCAGAAGCTCTTCACAATATGAGTCAGTTGGTAAAGCTCTTAGGGGTTGACTCTATCACATACACTGTCAATAAGGAGGAGTATGATAGACTTAATGATGCATTCCTATGGGCTGGCACACCAGATGCTGATATACCAAACGACATAGCAATGACAAAGCTGATGTATGACACAGCATTCAAGTACAACATCAAGTACATTCTCAATGGTCATGATTTCAGAACAGAAGGCTCAACACCAAAGGGATGGACATACATGGATGCTAAATACATTCAATCCGTTTACAACAAGTATTCTGGACTCAGACTCCAGAACTATCCTCTCTTCACATTCAAGGACCAACTATTCTATGCTGCAATGGGCATCAAGAATGTGAGACCATTTCACTATGGATTTGACAGAGACACAATGGAAGCTGAGATGAAGAGACTCATCAACTGGCAAGATTACGGAGGTAAGCATTGTGAGAATGTTTATACTGAATTTGTTGGCTCATTCCTTCTGCCTGTCAAGTTTAACATTGACAAAAGGATTGTTTACTTAGCTGCTCAAGTCAGAAGTGGTAAGCTTACAAAGGAGCAAGCCAGAGAACAATTTAACACCAAGTCAGAGTTTGACATCACAAAGCTCGGCTCAAGTGCTGAGAGGATGCTCAGACTGGTGAACATCAGAAAGAGAGACAGATCAGAGTTTGACAGATATGACTTTAAAAAATACAAGCATCTTATCTGGGTACTGGTGAAGTTGAAAGTGGTGCCATATACTTTCTATGTTAAATACTGTAATTAATCGAACAATAATATATAGTAATAAAACTGACTAATGTATTGATATATTGGTTAGGATAAATCATGTCCAATTATGGCGTATACTCCAGAACAAGTTGATAAGTTAGAAGAGCTGGCATGGATATATGTCCAGGAATGCTTGAACAATACAAAGTCAACAATATCTCCAAGAGGGGATGTCATTCAGATTCCAGATAGACATATTCCAACAATTGATTACTTTCTTAATATCTGGATTCCTTTGAGAGAGAAGATGGATCTTATAAATAGAAGGACTTGGTACAGATGGTTGAGAGAGGAAGGAATTAAAAGTCACACTATTAAAAACATCGAGGGGGAGTTTGTTGCTCTTGGCAAGGACATTGTGGCCAATGAAGGCAAGGGTATATTCTATGCCAAGAATAAATTCGGCATGCATGACAGACAACAGCTCGAGACCAAGAATGTAGAGAAGTTTGATTTTGAATGAGTACAGTCAAAGGTTACAAGCCACATGACAAACAGAGAGAGATTCATGATGCCATCAACCATGGCCATGAGAAGTATTATGCTCTCAACATTGGTAGGCAGTTTGGAAAGACTTTGCTTGGCATCAACCAATTGTTGTGGTGGGCCATCAATGATAAAGGTTGTCGCATAGCTTGGGTTACTCCAGTATACAAGCAAGGTAAGAAAGTCTTTGCTGATCTTGAGAGAGCAGTTGCCAAGAGTGGACTCTTCACTTTCAATAGATCAGATCTGATGGTCAATGGGTTTGGCTCAACCATTGAATTCTTTTCTGGTGAGAGACCAGACAACATCAGAGGAAATACCTTTGATTACATGGTTGTGGATGAGATGGCCTTCACAAGACCAGAGCTGTGGGACGAGGTATTGAGTGCAACAGTCTTGGTAAAAGGAAAGAAGGTTATATTTATATCAACACCAAAGGGCAAGAATCATTTCCATAGATTATGCATGCAGCCTAACTATGATGATAGATATGCTTACTTTCATTTCTCATCCTATGACAATCCTAT